CGGACGTCCCCGGCGCCGTGACGGTCGGCTATCTGGACGGCTACTTCGTCTTCAACGAACCCAACAGCCAGCGGTTCTGGGTGACGTCGCTCAACGACGGCACGCAGATTGACCCGCTGGACTTTGCCAGCGCCGAGGGCAATCCAGACAACGTGGTGGCGCTGAACGTCAACCACCGCGAGGTGTGGCTGTTCGGCACCAACACTATTGAGGTCTGGTACAACGCGGGGCTGGCCGACTTCCCGCTTGCCCGCATTGCCGGCGCGTTCATGGAGGTCGGCTGCGCAGCCCCTTACAGCGTGGCCAAATTGGACAACTCGGTGTTCTGGCTGGGCGCAGACGCGCGCGGCAACGGCATCGTCTACCGCAACAACGGCTACAACGGTCAGCGCATCAGCACGCACGCCGTCGAGTGGCAGATTCAGCAGTACGGCGTACTGAACGATGCGATTGGCTACTCGTACCAGCAGGACGGCCATTCGTACTACATGCTGACGTTCCCGACCGCCAACGTGACTTGGTGCTATGACGTCGCCACCAGCGCTTGGCATGAGCGCGCCGGCTGGGACGGTGTGCAGTTCGTGCGGCACCGCAGCAACTGCCAGGCAAACTTTGCCGGCCAGGTGCTGGTAGGAGATTGGGAAAACGGGCGTGTCTATGCGTTTGATCCCGAGGTGTACCAGGACGGCGGCGACACGCAACGGTGGCTGCGGTCGTGGCGGGCGTTGCCTACGGGGCAGAACAACCTCAAGCGCACGGCGCAACATACGCTGCAGTTGGACGTTGAATCCGGTTCTGACCCTACCGAGTTGTTGGTTGAAAAAGTACCGAATCCCGGCGGGCCGTTCTCACAAATTACGGGGTGGACAGCCAATTCGTACGGCACAATTTCGTTAAACGGTAAAACATTGCAATTGACCGGGGACGGTTTGGGTATTGCAAGAGCCTACGCCGAGGTAAAAGTAATTCCAAACAAAACTTTTAGCGTTTACGCAACAATAAGAAAAAATACTGCCGCAGGTTCAGTATTTCGGATTGGTACAACGCCGGACGGAACTGACATATACTTTTCTTCGAGCGGGGCTTCACAAATCACAAGAAGTTTTAACGCGCAATCGCCGGTTGAAACTATATATTTAACATTCGGCGACACATCAACATCAACAAATTCTACGCTTTTAGTCGAAGCGTCAGTAAAAATTGTTCAGACGCCGGACTCGGAACGAAAAGTCATGCTGCGGTGGTCCGACGACGGCGGTCACACTTGGTCAAACGAGCATTGGGCCAGCATGGGTAAGATCGGTGAGTACGGCAAGCGCGTGTTCTGGCGCCGGCTCGGCATGACGCTCAAGCTGCGCGACCGCGTGTACGAGATCAGCGGCACAGACCCGGCGAAGATCGCCATCATGGGTGCTGAAGTGCTCATGAGCCCAACCCGCGCCTGATATGCAACTGGCTCCTCGCGTGCCGGCCTCGCGCGACCCGCTGGTAGACGCAGGCGCGCTAACAACCCGCGCCTGGTTCCGCTTCTTCCAGCTGCTGCAGTCGTCCATCGAGGACGCGGCGCTGCAGCAGTACACCGTTGTGCAGAACTCTACTGGGTCAACGATGCCCAAGGGCACGGTGGTGGGGTTTGCGGGCGTGGGGTCCAACAACGTGCTGTCGGTCGCGCCGTACTTGGCTGACGGCAGCACGCCCACACTGTTCATTCTTGGCGTGTTGGCCGAACAGATACCTGACAGCGGATCGACGGGGCTGTGTTGCGTGTGGGGCGAGGTCAGCGGCATCGACACCAGCGCGTTCAACGTCGGCGACATTCTGTACGCCAGCCCAACAGTGGCGGGGGCGTTCACCAACGTCAAGCCTACCGCGCCGAACAACGTGATTCCGTTGGCCGCGGTGTTGATCAAGAGCGCCACGGCAGGCGTCATCTTTGTGCGGCCAACGATTGAGCAGCAGAAGTACTACGGCGAGTTCAGCAAAACCAGCGACCAATCGCCCGCGCTCATCAACACGGCCTACGCGCTGACGTTCGACAACGCCGACATTTCCGAGGGCATCAGCATTGGCTCGCCGGCCTCGCGCATCGTGCTGTCGCAGTCAGGCTTGTACCAGTTCAACGCCACCGTCCAGATTGGCAGCACCAGCAGCAGCGCCAAAACGGTTTGGCTGTGGTTCCGCAAGAACGGCACGAACATCGCCAACACGGCTCGATTGGTGACGATCAACATCAACAACGGGTACACCGCCGTGGCCATGGCCGAGTTTTTCTCGTTGGCGGCAAACGACTACATTGAGATCATGTTCGCTGCGGACGATACGGCCATCCTTGTGGATAATGTCGCTGCGACGGCGTTCGCCCCGGCAGCGCCCGCAATTGTGCTGGCGGTGAGCCAGATTCAACAGTAAGAGGGCACTATGGCGGTTAGCCTTTCCCAATACGCCGGCGCAGGCGCTCAGTTCTTCGACAACAACGGCGTGCCGCTCAACGGTGGGCTGATCTACACCTACGACGCCGGCACGACCACACCCGCGACGACATTCACCGACTCAACGGCGGCCACCAACAACACGAACCCCATCGTGCTGGACAGCGCAGGCCGCACGCCCGCGCAGATCTGGCTGACCGCAGGCGCATCATACAAGTTCATCCTGCAGACGTCCGCAGGCGTCACCATCAAGACGGACGACAACATCTACGCTTCGTTTGAACTGACAAAGGAAGTGGGTGTGACGGTGGGCCAAGGCGGCAACCAGATCGCTACCAACGTCGCGGTGGGCAACACGGCGCTGGACTCCAACACGACCGGCACCAACAACACGGCGGTGGGCTACGACGCCATGACGGCGACCACTGACGGCATCCAGAACTCGGCGTTTGGCGCTGGGGCGTTGGACGCCAACACGGGCGGCGACTACAACACCGCGCTGGGCTACAACGCCCTGACGACCGCCACTACGGCCAACTACAACACGGGCGTGGGATACCGAGCGCTGAACGCGGTGGCCACCGGCAGCAACAACACCGCACTCGGTAGCGACGCGCTGCTGCTGGCCACTGGTGGCAACAACACGGCTGTGGGCTACCAAGCCGGCAACAGCATTACGACCGGCGCGAACAACACGGTGATCGGGTTCGACGCTGACGCGTCATCGGCCACGGTCAGCAACGAAGTCACCATCGGCAACAGCAGCGTCACGTCGTTTCGCGTGCCAGGCTTGACGCTCACGTTCAGCGTCAAGTATTTCAACCACGGCACGCTGACGGTGGCTACACTGCCCGCTGCGGCCACAGCAGGGGCTGGGGCACGGGCGTTTGTGACCGACGCCAACGCCACGACGTTCGCGTCGATTGTGGCTGCTGGCGGGGCAAACGGCGTTCCCGTGTACAGCGACGGCACCAACTGGCGCATTGGGTGAGGTGAGGCAGGGCAATCTTTGACCTTCTACGATTTGACGCAGTGATACGAACATGCGGACGCACACAGTTTACGGTTGGGGGCTGAGGTAATGGCTAAAAAATACCTTACGGCGGCAGATATAGGACCACAAGTTCAGGACGTTTGGGACCAAGATTCTGGCTGGTATAAAACGGGGCCTGCATATGAATATGGTTTTTTGAGCGAGCCCAGCAACTGGATACCTTACGCAAAGGCTTTGGGGTATACCGGCCCGTTTTACAATGCAGTACCAAGTTCAAACCCGGAAGCAGAAGGTGGGACAGATAATGTTATTGCGCCGGAGTTCACGGGATTTATTAAAAAAGCGCAGGCAGCAGGCTATGATCTTGCGGCTCAAGCAGATCAAATAAATAAAAGAAAAGTAACGTTTGGGCTATTGACACCAGACGGTTCGCTGCAAGGTGAGCAAATAAGGGGTTCCGGTTCAGTTTTTGAAAAACTTGCGCCGATGGTTGCTCTTTATCTTGGCGCCAACTATTTAGCGCCTGCGTTGGCGGGCGGCGGCGGCGCCGGGGCTGGTGCTGGGGCTGCTAGTGCAACAGCAGCAGACGTAGCCGCTGCTGATATCGCCGCAGGGCTAATTCCTGAATTTGGGACGACTGCGGCTTACAACGCCGCGCTGCCTGCTGCTGCCGCCGCGCCTGCCGCAGTCAACACCTTGGCCGCCCCGGCAGTCAACACCTTGGCCGCCCCGGCAACCGCGCAACTGACCCCCGCCGCGTTGGAAGCTGCCATTGGCACGCCAGGCTACGGGTACAACGCTGCTGCCGCCGCGTCGGGCATCACGCCGTCTGCTGGCTTTGCGGGCATGTCGGCTGCTGATTTTGGAATGAGCGGCGCGCAGACCACCGCGTACGACACGGCGATTGCGGCTGGCGCGGCCCCCGAGGCGGCTGCGGCTGCGGCCAATGCTGCACCCGGCATCGGCGCGCCTGGTGCTACCGCCGCCACATCTGCAGCGGCCAGCGCGGCTGCACGAGGAGCAACTGCTGTGGACCCTTTCAGTTTCATCATCCCTGCGGCATCGTCGATAATTGGCGGTGTCATGTCTGCCAATGCGGCTGAGAACGCAGCAGAAGCCTCTGGCGCTGCGGCCACCCGCGCGGCTGAACTGCAGCGCGAGTCGGCAAAAGAAGCGTTGGCGCTGCAGCAGCGCATGTACGACGAGGCGGTCGCGCGGCAAAAACCGTTCTATGACGCAGGCACCAACGCGTTGGCGCTGATGCAAGGCCGCACCAACGCGATGCCCCCGGCGTTCCAGTTCCGGCCTGAGCAGTTGACGACTGATCCCGGCTACGGGTTCCGTTTGAGCGAGGGCCTGAAGGCGCTGGAGCGCAGCGC